ATAAAAAACCCGCAGTGATGCGGGTTTTTTGTTGTTTGGTCGGGAGCTTCAAGGTGATCTTCCCTTTCGTTTGACCGTTTCCTGCACTTAGCTGTTGCCGAGTTAGACTTTCGCCTTCCCGGCGAGCTGAGGGGGAGTGAGATATTTAATACCAGAGTGGCGAGATAAAAGCGGGATATAGCGAAGGTAGACTGGATTTTGTGGGATGGGTATTGAAAAAGCGTTTCAATATTGAGGCGGGAAAATAGGCGGCGGGTATCAGGCCCCGCCACCTTCATCTGGGTCGAGGTCCAGGCGGCATTGGCGACGGTCGATCTCTCTTTTATGTACGCGGTCCAGTAGCTTGTAGATTCCGCGAACACTCATCTTGTGAAGGCGCGCCAGTTCTGAATGGTTGTTGCCGTTGAACTGGTGGTAGATCTTCATATCGCGAGCGGCCAGTTTGAAGAAGTAGTCCTTCGGAATGGTGACCATCTGGCCGCCCCAGTGGGTGGCTAGCCAGTCGGCCAACGCGGTACCGGCCTGCTCTGCGACGTCCTGTTCAATGCCGTGATCCTTGAGCACTACCTCGGTGTGTTTTGCGATGTCGGACAGCAGCTCGTGGCGCTGCTGCTCCATGTGCGGGCTTCTGCTCATTGCAACTCACTCCTCATTTTCTCGGCCTGCTCTGGGGTGATCAGCTTCAACGTCTCGTCACCATTGATCCGGGCCAGTTTCTCGAAGTATTCCGCAGGGCGTCCTGGGCTGGTGCTGTTCCGCCGTGAGCGGTCGGCCTCGGCCGCTGCTGCTGTTGCCTGGGCATCACCCGCGAGGCCGTACACAACTGCGCGCAAGTAATGGTGGTTATCCAGCGGCAACGTGAGTTTTTCGCGGGCGCTGAGCATCTGCTCGATGCCCATGGCCCACAGGGTTGGTGTGGCGCGACGTGTATCAGTGGTGCGGGCATCGCGGGTGACGGTGCCCGGCGTCACTAGGGCCAACAGATCCTCGACCAGGCGAATGGCCTTGCTGGTGCGCAGCGATCGCTTGGCTGGGCTGAACAGCCGCAGGTACTGGAGAACTGCTTTACCGAGTTTCGGTTCCATGCCTGCAAACAGCGCGGCCAGGCGCTTGCCCTCGTCGTCGGCCATGCCAGCCTCAAGCGGGAACTGCTCACCGCAGCATGGGCAGGTCAGCTGCATTGGGCCTCATCCTTTTCCATCTTCTCCGCTCGTAGCGCTCGGATGACTGCCTCCAGCATTGGAACCTTGCGCTCCCAGCCGTGCGGCATGTCTTCCAATACCGCTGCCCGCTCTGCGCCGTGGTAGCCCAGCTCATCCAGCAGGCCATCCAACTCGGCCTTGAGGTGCTGCTTTTGCTGCTCGACATGCAGTGCAGCGATCAGCGCCTTGTAGTGCTGGGGCTTCTTCAGCCAGGCGCAGCGCTCGATGCCGAACATCCGCTTGGCGATCGCATCCGCGTAAGACCAAGGCAGCTGCAGGTCAGCCAGCAGAGCCTCGATCTTGGTGATCTCAGCGTCCAGCTTCTTGAAATTGTGGGGCTTGCCCCTGGCCTTGCTGCTGGGCTTTGGTTGGAATCCGAGGCGCTCGAGCTCCTGCAGTACGCGGCTGCAGGTACGTTCGGTCAGCTGCTTGGAACTGGTGACACCCGCCACCCTGCCAAGCAGGGCACGGTAGTCTTCATCGGTAAGGCCGAGCTGCTGGCGCGCGATGTGGATCTTGGCGGTGTTGGCGCGGCTGATCATTGCACCAGCTCCTCCGGCTTGCGAGCCGCTACCTCTCCGGCTGTCACCTCATCGCCTTGGTCTGTCATCGTAAAGATCGGAGTCAGGACCAAACTGCTCGGACCATTGGCCCACATCCAGCCGCGTGGTGCAGGGAAGACCGGATCAACAAAGTTGCAGCCCTTTGCGATACACCACTGAATGACCTGTTCTCTGGTTGCGTCGCCACAGTGCTCTGGAATGCTGGGCTTCAGCTTCCACTTGCCGTGCAGGCGGCCAACCTCTGTGCAGGGCATGCGCTCGAAGTCGCACTTGATTCCGGGCCACAGCTTCTCGGCCAGCCGCTCCACTGCTTTCAGCCCGTTAAAGGCACAGGTTGCCCGTTTGCCCATCACGGTATTGGTGGCATATCCACCGGTAAAGATGTGCACAGCAACCTCTACCGCAGCGATCTTGCGGACGCCAGAAACCGGATACTTCACCATGGACGCGACGCCGTCCCTCGCGATCGCCGCAGCAGCACCGGGCCTTAGTGAGTCAAGGTTTGTCAGGGCGTATTGGGTCCAGATATTGGACTGGCACGGCATGCTCTGCAGGATCACGCCGCTCTCGTCGACCACCCAATAAAGGAAGTCCTGCCCCGCGTCTTTAAATTCGATTAGCCACTGAGCCATCTCACACCCCCGCAATATCAAGGCTGATCGGCTTGTACTGATCGGTCTGGCCGACGCGCTCGTAAAGGCGGATGTAGGATTTGGAGCCAGTCACCTGGACCGCATCGCTGATCGCATCCATGGCGCGCAGCCAGCGTGGGTCTGTGATATCCAGGCGGCGGAGGCTGAGTACCTGCGCGGGCCGGATGTTGCCGGCCTTATCCACCCGGAACACGTCTTGAACGATGGTGGCCACCTCACTGCGGGCATCGGCGGTCCAATCGGTCAGGCACTCGTCGATGAGCGCTTTGGCCGCGACCAGGCGCTCATCGAATGTGATGCTCTCCTGGATGGCCACCTGAACCTTGTACTTGCCATCGAAGGACAGCAGCGAGATGTTGCCCTTCTTGCCACCAAACTTGGTGCCGTATTCGGCTGCCGACTGCTCGACGAAGGTATCGATCTCGCTGAACGCGCCGTCCTTGAACGTAGCTAGCTGCTTGTTCAGCTCTCGGCCACGCTCCACCAGCGCCATGACCAGCTCATCGCGCAGCAGGTCGATCGGCTTGATACGTTCGACCGGTACCAGACTGCCTTTGACGTCTTGGCGATAGCCGTCTGGGATGTTGGCTTGAATAGTCATCAATGCACTCCTCGGGTCTCTTTGGCCCGCTTTACGTTGTGGTGATAGTTGGCCGCCAGCTCGTCGAGTACGGCAGCCACCTGCTCGGGCTGGTTAGCTATGTGAGCCTGAACCGCCTTGTGCAGCATCGGAATGAGATAGGTCCGGTAGCCCTCAAGCTGGCACCAAAGGTCGGTTGTTTGCCGATTGGCGCGTTCCAGGGCGAGCCGCAGCTCGCCCTCGGAAAGCAGCTCAGGGTTGGCGAACGTGATTGGCGCTGAGACGTACATTTCGCCGCTCATCAATGCACCCCCCCAATCAGCCCCGCCACGCGAGGCTTGCCGACCACCCACTCGATCTCGCAGCCCAGCAGGTACGAGCGGCAGCGGACGAAATGGCCGGGGGTGCGTTCCAGCGTCATGCCGCTGCGGCCCACGCGGACCATGTGCAGCGGCTGCTCGCACTCGACGACCAGGAACGGCCGCTCGCCCTCGACGGCTGTGAACTTGACCGAGCAACCACGCGCCCGCAGCTCGCGGCCAACCTGGTTGGCCAAGGCGAGGGACGCCTTGACCTGGTCGGTGAACACCTTGCTCTGATGCTTCTCTTCAAACGGGATCAGTGCGCCCATGTCACACCTCCATCACGATGTGGCCAGTGACAACCGACTCGCCGAGATCCGCGGCCAGGTTCATCGCGGCGATCATCAGATTGCCGATGGCCAGCGGGTACAGCACGCTCAGCGTCTTGTTGCCGACGTTGTGCTGCAGGCGCTCGCCGATCGCGCGGATACCTTCGGCGTCGATCACCTTGTCCAGGTCCACGCCCACCCGGCCAAAGCGGAAGCGCAGGAAGGTTTCCAGCTCGGCCAGCGGCACCGGCTCCAGCTCGACCACCTGGATGCGCTGCACGACCTCCCGCAGCTCGGGGTTGCGCTCGTGCAGCTTCTTGCTCAGCAGCTCGGGCTGGCCAATCAGGACGATATTCAGCAGCTTGCTGAATCCGCGCTCCAGTTCGCGCAGGCGCTTCAGGTGTTTCAGGGTTGGGATCGGCAGGCTGTGCGCCTCCTCAATAATGAGCAGGTGACGCATGCCGGATTCCGCGCTTGCCAGGAGCGCGCGGTGCATCTGGCGGAAGCGGGCCTCCGGCGATGACTTCGGCATCTCGGTTGGGTTGACCACCGCCATGATCGACTCGGCGATGTGGGCACTCTTCAGCGTTTTGCCCTTCTGGTCGTTGTCTTCCATGGCCAGCACATACGGCTCGATCACAACAACCGGCGCGTCTTCAGCCTCAAGGCGGGCTACCAGCTCACGGCGCAGCGTCGACTTGCCCGCGCCTGATTCGCCCACCACAGCCAGAAAACCATCATGCCGCGCCACCTGGTACATGCACTCACGGACGTAGCGAATGTCCTGGGACACGTACATATCATCAGCGCAGGTAAGGTCGTCGAATGGGTCGCGCAGCAGAGCAAAGGCTTTGCGGGCGGCTGGCATTAGGGTTTGTTTGCGTTTTAACATCGGCTCTGACTCCTGGTTGTTTTCCTGGTTGTTAACTGCCTGGGGTTGCGGATCGGCCGTGTTGGCGCACGGCTGATCCACCTTTACTTCTTCAAACACGTCGTCAATGGCGTCATTGGCGGCACCGTTGCTCAGCAGCCAGTCACGGATGCGCTGCTCCAGATCATCGCGGTCCAGGCTTTTCGGCCACTGGCCGTGGTTGATCAGCTGGGCGATAGTGGCCGGGCTCAGTTGCAGCGAGCGCGCCAGATCAGCCTGCTTTTGCTCCATCAATTCCAGCGTTGATTTCAGTTTCAACATGCATCACCTCCCACCAGCCGAAGACCCGGACGCTGTGGTTTGGGGTTGCGGATTAGCTCGGCGAAAGCCTCCAGCTCGGGCTCTGGAACGCCGTCCTTGTATCTTCCCTTCAGGGTTGCCATGGCCTCGGCGTTCCATTTTTCGCCCAGCATGGCTTTGAGCCGCTTGGCAGCGGCAACGTGGCTCAGCGGCGGTAGCTCCACCACAGGGCCAGTCAACTTGTGTTCGGTACCGCGACGCGGCATGTAGGTCGGCAGCTCGGCGTCGTCCAGCGGTTTGTAGGGATTCAGCTTCCCGGCCAGTGGCAGAGCCTTGGCCTTGCGTTCTGCGGCGGCTTCATCGGCAGAGCTAGTGCCGGTCATCAGCTGCTCGATGGCCTTGTTGGCTTTCTGCGCCGAGGTATCTGCCAGGCTTGCAAACTCGCCAAACGTGACGCTGTGCTCACCCTGGGAGAAGCCGTTTTCATCCTTCTCGATGCGAGGGATCACATAGATCACCTGGTGCCCTGCGGCGTTGGTGGCCACCACCTGGGCCGCATCGCTGCGCCATGGGTTGCGGGTAACCAGCACCTTCTCGTGCACCATCACACCGGGCACATCCTTGACCGAGTACTCAGCGCCCTGGAACGAGATGCGCAGGCTCGGCTTGACCTTCCGCTCCACCGGCTCGGCAATGGCCAGCTCGCGGCACACCTCAACCGTTGGAGCCTTAACCAGCTGTTGCTCGGTAATGCGCATCCATGCCGCAGTGCGCGTCATCCCATGTCGGCGGTGCTTGCCCGTGGCGTTGAACACCGCCCGCCACTGCGCTGCCAGGGCGTTTAGCTCTGCCAGATCCGCGACTGGGCGATAGCGCAGGCCGGCTTCAAACTTGCGCTCGATGATGTTCCGCGCGTTCTCCACTTGGCCGGTGGCGCGGGCACTGCCCGGTGCGTGGGCAATGGCCTCAATGCCCAGGCTCTTGCACAGGTTCATGGTCATGGCACTGGTGTTGGCGCTGCCGGGGTCCATATAAAGGATGCGTGGCACCCCGTGCAGCATGTCCGGCCCGCCGCGCTCCTGCAGGGCGTTGATCAGCACGCTGCAGAGGTTCTCACCGCTCTCCGCCCCCATCACGTACTCGACGTAAATCCAGCCGCTGGTGTGATCGGTAATCTCGTAGGACCACACCCGGTCAGCCATCACCCGCGCCAGATTCTTGGGCTTGTTCTTGTAGAACTCGCCCTGGTCCATGATGTGCAGGCCCTGCGCTTTGGCCGAGGGCTTGAGGTAGTAGAGAACACACAGCGACGCATCGATCTGCCACACATGATTCGGGTGCTCGCTGCGCATCTCCACATGGGGCGCGGGTGCGGTGAGTTGATCGATGTGCAGCCCATACGCGCGAATCGCCCGGCGAATGGCGCTCTCGCTCAGCGGGGTTATCTCGCCGGTGCGCGGGTCCACTCGCTCGGCGCGCACAAGGCCGTTGGCGCGCAGTGCGGTCACCGCGTCCATCAGCGCCCAGATCACCTTGTCGTTGCCGCGGGTGGTCTCTTTGACGGCACCGACGATCAGCAACGCCTCGTCGTAGGTCAGGTCAGATTTGCCCGCGTCGGCGCGCACCTTGCGTGGTTTCTTCACTGTCAGTTCCCGCAGCTTGCGGTGCAGCGTGGCCAGGGAGATACCCAGCTCGCCACACGCCTGCTCATAGATGGCCTGTTTGCCGCCATGGCCAGCGGCGCGTATGGCTTGTGCCACAGCAACCAGGCGTTCGGTCATAACGGCGCTCATGGTCAGTTGCCCTCGATCGCCGCTTGCGCGCGCTCAAGCGCGTCCGGTGCCATCCAGTCGGTGGCGTCCGGGTCGTCGTTGTCGGGCAGGTCGTA